GCCGCCATATCTGCCGCGTGTGTGTACATGACATTCGGAAACTTTGCAACGGCGCGGGTGTAATACTCCCAATTATTCCGATCATCAAACGCGCCCATGTGCCAGCGGATGCAAGCGATTTCTTCATTTGTCAAAGCATCGGGGGCGATATTCTGAAGCATGATGATTGACTTTTCGCCGTGGCCGGGAAGAATCATATTCGGGTTATACTTCCATTTTCCATCCACCACTTTATAATTATCGCACTTGCACAGATCGTGGAACATACCAACAATGTAAGGGCTTCTCGCATCGCTCCACGTCAAGCCCATCTTGTCCGTATAGTCCAGCAAAGCACCCGTGACGGCAAGAGAATGATCGAACAGTGCGCCGCTGTATGTGCCGTGGTGATTGATCGAAGCGGGCGCATCGAAGAACCCCATTTTATCAAGCCGCCGCACAATATTTGGGCGGGTGTAGCATTCCAAATCACCTTTCACGTTGTACATGATGATTTTATACTGATTGATCCGATCCTGCTTAGTCAATTTGAATCTGTCCATTCTTTTTCACCTCATCATAGATTGCAAGGCTCATATCTACTTGATATGGCTTGCCGCCGATAAACTCCGTTTTGAGCGTGTCGCCCTCTGCCCGAACGATCAGCGCACAGTTATTGAACACCGTGACAAACTCCGTACCATCGGTGATTTGGGCGTTCTCCCCAAACTCTTTCTTATACTCTGCAAAAGCGGCGTTTACCGCGTCACTGATTTGTGCAAGCATCCCCATTTTCATTCCCCCTTAACGAACTTAAAGAGCATATCAAAGAACATCCGTAAATGCCAAACGCTTTCCATCCAATAGTCTTTGCGCCTGTCCTTTTTCTTGCGCTTACGCTCTCTCCACTGCTTGATGTACTCAAGTTGGGCTTCATCCTCTGCCGCCCGGTAACGATCATCAATACCCATCATCGAAATTCCTTTCCCGTTTTCACGTCACGAATCTTAACACGTTCAATCAGTTCAAAGCCCGTTGAACGAATAATGAACTTTAGAACCTTGATAAGTTCGTTTGCTCTGCGCTCCGTTTCCGATTCTTCACGCACGATTTTCTGTGTACCATAGAACGCCGTAGGGTCATTGTAGCCCTCTGCGTTGCATTTTGGATTAGCCGGATTGTTCATAAGCACCACCTTAATCTTTCCAGTTAGATAACCATTGCATTTGCTCAATGCAGGGGATTCACATTGTTACCCCTTACCAGTTTTGTATACTGTTGCCGGACAGATTCAATTTTCAAGGTGCTACCCACTCTGTATTTACACGGGCTTGTGACCGTCCACGGCTACATTAGGCAGGGGGATTATTCCCCCGAATGCTTGAGTTTGGTTTCTTGATAGAGTTTATCGGTGTGGCCTACCATCGTTCGGTAATACTCAAGATCAATCTCACCGACTTTCCAGAGGGCGAACAGAATGCCCTTTACCCGGTGATATTTCGCCTTGACGGTATCAGCATCATAGGCGTTCTTGTGGCAATGCCATACATAATTGCGAAACTCGTTCAAAACAAGCGTTCTTGCGTTTACTTTCTTCATGTTATTCATCCTCTTCAAATGCGCACCCACAATCACCGCAAATCACGTTGACTTCCTTTGTTGCCCGGATAATCAAGCCGCACATCGGACAAACATATTTTCGGCTAGACTGTTTGGCTTTTGACAGACCGGGAATTTTCGGCAAGTGCTTTCTGTGAAGTTCAAACTTCTTGTCCTGCAAGCTGTCCACGAAAGCCCTTGCTTCCGCATCCAGCGTGGTTATCGTCCATCCATATTTAGAGTCTTTGCCAACGTCCAAACCGTGCTGTTCAGCCGCTTCCTTGAACTTCTTGTTGTGATATGTACCGTTCCGGCTTGTATCCTGTACGCCGATCTGAAGATTGTACAGATGAACCATTTCGTGAAGCAGAGTTTCCGCAACCTGTTCAAAGGGTCTTGCAAGATGTTCAGCACAGATGTTGATTTCATAGAAACCCTCATTCTGCATCGCGTCCAAATCCGCTTTGCTCATTTGGGAAATATCCGTTGTCTTGTTGTCCGGGTCAAGGTTGCTCCATGCTTTCCACGAAGTACACCACCCATACGCGCCCTTTGTCGTGTCCGGGCTTACTGTGATAACCGGGGTTTGAAGTTCGCTGTTGTAAAACTTCTGATTGAAACTTGAAAATAAACTTTCAAGTTTCTCAATGACAGGCTTTAGGCTCGTTGCGCTCATTCTCGCTTCATCCTTTCATGTATCTTGTGAGGATACATTGAGTATAGCACGCTCTTTGTATCTTGTCAATAGAATATGAGTGTTTTTTAGATACAAATTCAAAAATAATTGATTAAATTGTAAAAATGTGTTACAATCAAGATACAGTCAGGGGGTGAATAAAAAATGACAATGGGCGAATACATAAAGCAACTTAGAACATCTCACGGATTTTCCCAAGAAGAATTAGGAAAGATGGTAGGTGTCAACCGGGCGGCTGTGAATAAGTGGGAGTGCGGAAGAGTGGAAAACATCAAGCGATCCACTATTGAACAGCTCGCAAAAATTTTGGGCGTATCTCCCGCCGATCTAATGTGTTGGAATGATGATTCCAACACATCCTCCAAGCAGTCCGCTATATATGATGATGTGAAAGAAGTATTTGGTGATCCAGCTTGTGAAATGCTGAAAAAGTTCTCAAGGCTTGACAGCGTAGATCAAGGAAAACTCATTGAACGTACCGATATGTTGCTTGAAAATGAAAAGTATTCTGTCAAAGAATCGTGCGGATAGAGGACAACTTGTTCTTTGTCAAGTTCTAGTTACACTTGTTACACGCCGTACATTTTTAAGATTTCAAAGCGTACAGCAAAAATTTATTTAGGAATCGTTAATTATTTTATATTGTCACGTTTGTTACATTGTGGTTTGCGTTCTATATATTAGGCTTGTTGGTGTTGCATCATTATACGGTAACGCAACATATAAGAAATAATATATAATAGTAAAGATAGCCTGTGTAACTGTTATTCGTAACGGGCAGTTTAGAAAGAAAGGACGTATCAACATGAAAAAATTGTTTACACTTGTTTCAGCCATGCTTTTGGTCTGTCTACTGTGTGTTCCCGCTTTTGCCGAATGGGAAGTGAACGAAGATACTTCCGTTACAAAATACCTGAAGCCAAACGGCGAATACGCCACAGCTGAATGGATGGATATTGACGGAAAACAGTATTATTTCTATACTACCGGTGAAATGGCCACTGGATGGGTGAAAAATGGTGATAATTGGTATTACTGTGAACCAACCGGGGAACGCCGCTATACAGACCTAAAAACGGATGTATTCACCTTTAAGATTGATAAAAAGACGGGTGTTTGTTCTAATTTCACGGAAAATACAACCCCGTCCGAACAAGCGGGGTGGATTCCTACCAGTGCAGGATATGAAGAACTTCTAAAAGATTCTGCCAAAGGAAACATTGTATACTATAACAGTCAGTGGTGGACAACCCCAAGTGCGGCGTGGGTTATGCTTAACCCAGAAGTCGTTTACTTTCACGATGTGAACCCTGATTCTAAGCCGTATGATCGGTTTGCGCTTGCCGATCTTGACATTGTAGAAGAGCCAAAGCAGAAAGAGGAATCTTTAACGGGTCTTTGGTGGTAAAAACAAAAAATCCCCTGCCAGTGCGGTAACACCAGCAGGGGAAACGACCAAAAATCAAGGATGAAGTGATTTCGGCGGTCATATTGATTATACCGCCGAACTGTGCAAAATGCAAGAAACAGGCGGTGATTTCTGTGAAAAATCCGAATCGGTACGGGTCAGTTACTAGGCTTTCCGGGAACAGGCGGAAACCGTGGGTTGTCCGTGAGGGTAAATCTGGACAGCAGAAACCCATAGGCTACACGGCCACGCGGGAAGATGGTTTAATCTTGCTTGCAAAGTTCAACGCTACCCCGTGGGACATTGAAGCGGACAAGATCACACTGGATGAACTTTATAAGCTATGGCTTGATAAGCGGGCTTGCAAATTGGGTGAAGCTAACCGGGCATCCCTCAAATCAGCCTATAACCATTGCGCCAAATTGGGCGGGCTGAAATACAATCAAATCAAGTCTTACCAGATGCAAGATTGTATAGACGGGTGCGGTAAGGGATACTCAACCCAAGGCGCAATAAAGAACCTGTGGGGGCATCTTGACCGCTTTGCAATGGAACTTGACATAATCCAAAAGCAGTGTTCCGATCTACTCACGTCCGCACCCATCCCAGAAACCACAAAGCAGATTTTCACAGATGATGAAGTACAACGGCTTTGGGACAACCAAACCTTAGAGTGGGCGGATTCTGTGCTGTTCTTTCTGTATACGGGTTTCCGTATCTCTGAAATGATCGGGCTGAAAACGGCAAATATCGACCTCAACGCCGGAACGATGATCGGGGGCGTGAAAACGGCGGCGGGTAAAAACCGCCTTGTTCCCATTCATTCAAAGATTCAAACCAT